ACACTGATATAACCCCACCGCAGCACGTCCTGCGCGAACTTGGTGCTGGGGCCGCCACTGTTAAACGTAGCCGGGGCAAAATCCGTCGCTGCCTGCGGCTGCTGTGTTGGGAACGGGCGAACAATCACGCCCTCGATGCTAGTCAGCGCCGTGTCGCCCGCCAACAGTTTTCGCGGATTGTGACTGGTGGCGTCCAGCACTACGGGCTGCCCAAAGAACGTGGGCGGGTTAGTGGCGTCCAGCATCATGGCTTCAATGCTGACCGGGTGCGTGCGGTTCACGTCTCCTGCAAACCCCGCACCCATGCGGAAAGCAAAGGCGGCGTCGCGTGTCTTCATGCGGCCTACCAACAGGCCACTCTCAGCACGGCGGCTAAAGAAGTACTTTTTGAAGTTCATTGCTTGTGTTCTCCTGTTCTTGCAAATTTTTGCTGCCTGTGCTGTCCTACTTGTTATAGTGTGCGGTGTTGGCTTTGTTGAGTTCTGCAATGCTCTTGATCTTGCTAGCAATGGGAACCCCGGCAGCCGTACGAGCACTGTCGGTGGCGCTGGCCCGTAGCGCGTTGCTGTTGCTGTTCTTGACAAAGGTGCCAACTGCGTTGAACAGCGAGCGGACGTCACCGCACTTGCGCGTGCTCAGTTCGTGCCCACCCAGCAACTCGTCGCGGAACGCCTTGGCAGGCCCATCCACGCTGTCCAGCGCGCGGCGACGGAAGTTGCACAGGGCATCCACCGTTTTGCCGGGTTTGGACTTGGCGTCGAACGCGAGCAACTTTACGCCGGGCGCGATGATTTCGCCCAGCGCCATGGTAGCTTGGAAGCTGTTCTCGAAGGGCTTGCTGTCTTTCAGACCCTTGAAAGCAGCGTCATTTGTTCCCGGAGGCGCTTCGGCTTCGAACTCAATGGTCTCATTGTCGTCCGTCCGGTCGTCATCTTCTTCCTCATCTTCGCGGGAAGCGTCAACGGAGTCCTTAATGGACTTGATGTCCTTCGCCATGCTGCTCTGGGCATCTTCCATCTTGGTCACGCGCCCATCCAGGGATGCAATGGCATCCTTGGTCTTTTTCTTTTTGTCTTCCTCGTCTTCCTCTTCTTCGGCTTCAGCGTCACGGGTACGGCCCGCGTGAACGTGGACGTGGGTGGCGGTTGCGCCGTTCTCTGGCAATTCGTCAAGAACGGCAGTCATGGCGCTTTCATCTTTCTTCTTGAAAGCGTCCAGTATTCTGTCCTTTAGGCTCTTCATTCCACTCTCCTTTACAGTTTGACTATCACCAATGGCACAACGCGGCCCGCAACGGCCACTATCGACTAAGGCTACATGGTTACCTATGATATTGACTTGTCGCCCCCTGCCGGGTGCAGTTTCCACGTAGTCGGCTTCATAACCGCAACTAACTTCTCGCTTGCCTCCTATAATTTTATGAATGGTTTGCGGATCTTTCACAAGGATATCCGCGAACATGACATCGTTCGCCGTACCACTGCCCCGGCGAGGATTCAGCACTTGCCCGCGCTCTAGCTCGTGCCAATTTGTAGGCCCAACGTCCATCGCTGGGTGCTCATCCACGAATGACTTACCATTGTAGCTGGCAATCGTTTCTTCGCGGAAAACTTCTTCCGGGTCTCGGTCGATGCGCGTGATACCATCTGGCCCCGGCGTTATGGGTGTCTCGCCCGGTCCGTAGATCATCGTACCCGTACGCGCCAACGGCACGTCTTCAATCAGCAGGTAGCCTTCCGGTGTGCGGCTTTGCTTGGGTCCGAGTTGTTCGACGGTCAAGAATCGCATGTTAGTTCACCGTTGCACTGCAAAAAGAACCGCGTTTGATGGTTAACGTTCCGGCAGAAGTCGCGTTGTAATTGATAATCAGCGTACCACCCGCAACAGCCTCTTCAATCGTTCCGTCTAAATCGGCTTCGAGCGGGGTCGTGATTGTGGCATTCGCTCCTGCGAGTGTAACGATAGAGCCAGAGGTTGTAGAAGTTGTAATGGCGTCAGTCGCCGTTCCCGTAAGCGTAGAGTAAATGCGTGCGTGATGCAGCATGGACGTAGGCGCTATGGAAGAATTCACGCCAACCAGCAGGCCCAATGTTGTCGCGCTGGCCGAATAGTAAATGCGGCAATTCCACGAGTAATTCCGCGCCGTGGTGGTAGCGGGCAGGGTAAAGGTAAAGAGCGTGGTCGTCGGCGGGCTAGTAGTCGTGGACGATGAAACGTCTGCCGCCGTAACTTGCTTGAGACCCTGCGACCCGGCGAACCAAGCGTCTTCGGCGGTACCGATGGTAGTACCGGAAGAAATAATATTCTTATCCGCACGGTTGAGTACGGTTTCCAAAGTCGTTAAGCTGCCCGCTCCCGTAGACCAGCCATACCCTGAGCCGGGTACGGTCAACGCACCGGAACCTTTAAAACCGAATGAAATGCTACCACCCGCGCAGAATACGCCAATCGTGGTGGCCAACTGAGAAATGCCCAGCGTAGTAGCCCCAGTGTAAGAAATGCTGGGCGCTGCACAGCCTGCGTTCGCGGGCAGCAGCGTCTGGCCCAAAAGATTGGAGCCTGTGATGTTCGCGCCCGTGGGAATGGTCACGGTACCTGTGAAAGTAGGGCTGGCCAGCGGGGCCAGTGCGCTGGTGGAAACAGTTGCGTCCACTGTCAGCGTACGCGACGCAGTGCCACCTGCCACGGTAAAACCCGTGGCCTGCGAAGTTAGAGTCAAGGCGTTTAAGCTTGTGGCCGTGGCTACGCCCAACGTGGGTGTCGTAAAGCTAGGGCTGGCCAACGGTGCCAGTGCACTAGTAGAAACGGTGGCGTCTACGGTTAGCGTTCTAGAAGCAGTACCCCCTGCTGCCGTAAAGCCCGTTGCTTGAGAAGTCAAGGTTAGAGCATTTAAGCTCGTAGCCGTGGCTACGCCCAGCGTGGGAGTTGTAAAGCTAGGGCTAACCAGTGGCGCCAACGCACTGGTAGAAACGGTAGCGTCCACCGTTAACGTGCGCGACGCCGTTCCGCCTGCAACACTAAAGCCCGTTGCAAGCGAAGTCAGCGTCAGCGCATTCAAGCTGGTTGCCGTGGCCACGCCCAGCGTGGGCGTGGTGAAGCTGGGGCTAACGAGCGGAGCCGCCCCGGTCACTTGTGCGACCGAGTAATCTCCGCTCGTTGCCACGACTACGCCTGTTCGCCCAAATACGCTCGCCACTGCGCCGCCACCCCCGCTACTGGTACGGGCGTTGCTGAATGCAGCATTGATCGTAATACTGGGATTGGTTCCACCCGTGAACGTAGCCGTGACAATGAAGTGCGTGTAGAACTTTGTCACCGTCGCGGTTACGATCGCGGCGCTGGTCGATGTATTCGTCAGCCCCGCAATCGCTTCACAGGTTGGAACGCTGGGATTGGCATTGGTGCCCTTGCCGCAACCCTGAACTGTAATGTTGACGGTCGCAGGACTGCCGTTCGGGATTTCCTCGAAGGTGGGATTAAACGTGCCGTAGGTATTGTTGATATCTGCGGTGTTCCCACTCGTGGAAATTGTATAGGTCTTGACAACGGTGGACTGCGCTGTTGCCAGCGTAGTCGCCAAAGCAAGAACTATCCAACCAAGATACTTTTTCATGCTGTTCTCCTTTCTACGCCTTTACGCGCTAAGTTGCGTGCTCCACTTGCCAGCTGCCATGCAGAAGAACTCGCAGGTCTTGCCTGCAGGCACGCTGAATGCCGTGGCCGGAGCCAGTGCATTGATGATGTCTGTCGCACCGCTGGGGAACATGTTCATCGCTGCAGCCCCGGCATTCACAACAAAAATCCCCAAGCCCACGGCTGCCGGGGGCAACTTGCTGCTGTCGCCGCCCGTGGCCACGGTATCAAACCGCGCCCATGGCGTGGTAATCTGCGTGGCATTGGTCTGTCCGCCCCCGGCAAACGCCACGAGGCCCGAAGTGCTGCTGACCAATCGCACGACGTTGATGGCCTGCCCAAAGCTGCCCGGCCCCGGCAGGATGCTGTACTGCACTTCGCCGTACATGACTGCCGGGCTGTCAGCGGTACGCATACGGCCACGCTGGATACCGATTGCCTGCCGCGTACCAAAAAGGAACTGATACAACTGGTTGAGCCGCTTCATTGGAATGCCTCCCTTTATGCTGCTTTTTGTTCTCGCACTCTAGCCCAACGGGCCAGCGCAGCGAGTCGTAGCTTTTCTTTGTATGCAGGTGCAGAATGGTCCACCCGCCGCGCCATTACAGTCATAAATGCAATTTCTTTTTTAGTTCGTTTGCGCTTGCGTTGACTTTCTCCTGCCTTGATTCTAGCTTCTGTGGACCACAGCTTTCCACGCCGCGCATCTGCTATTTTCTTGGTCCATTCAGGTGTATGTGGTCCACGTGGCCCGGACATTTTACGCCGTGTTGCGGCAGATGCTTTTGTGCCTAAGGTGCCTGCGGTTCCGCCAAGGCTGATATTGTAACCGTCACAGTGAACTCGTGTTCGCCATAGCGCAATTGAAACAATTTCTAGCGCAGAAATTGCTTCGTAACTACCACTACACAAAACTTCAAACTTTACCTGCGCTACTCCGTACTTACGCAATGCACGATAGAGCGGATGCGCTACACCATTGATTGCATTCCGTTGATGCTCCTGCCAGCGTGCTTTTGGTTCGCAGGAAATTCCCACGTACTTTCCACCCGGCAATGTAATCAAGTATAGATAACAAAGTCTCATATTAGGTCCGGTATGATGGGCTCTGGAACGCAACGGCAGTTATAAATATTTCCGGGTAGTGCGTGTTCGCCGTGCTCGCCTGCCACGGGTGGATCGTCCCAACGAAATGCCTTGCCTTCCAACTGACGATGCAACCGCCGCACGTCCGTGTCGCCCGCCGTGCGCCAAATAAACATCTCACTGCCTACAAACTTGGCCCGCGCTGCCGTCAGGTTTGTTGTCGTGCGAGCCACTTCGGTACGGGCAATGAGGTTGGCGCGGCTGCGTGTAACATGCCCGGTGTACAGAATTTCTTTAGCGACGGAATCGGCCCGCGTGCCCCGGCTGATGCCTTCCAGCGTCAATCGATGTACGCGTTCCGCCGCTTCCCGGGGGAGGGAAGTGATTAAACTGACTTGTTCGTTCATCATTCGGCGTAATACTTCGCCCGTAGGTGCTTGCGCAATTTCCTTGGCCAAGGCCCGGCCCATCCGCTGCCCGTGCTGCGCCCACGCCTGCGCGTCCTTGCGGGCCACTTCGCCCAGCATCCGTCCGGCCACGGCACGCGCCCATGGTGTCAGTAGTTCACCGTAGGCCATGAGCATCTGCCGCAACTGGAAGAAGTCTTCCAGCGTACCCGTGGGCGCAAAGCCCCGAACAATTTCACCCACGACGCGGGCCACCTGCCGCAGCTGCGCGGCGTAACCCGACTCCGCCTGCCGGGCACGGCCAAAGCGCAGGCGATCCTGCAAGCGCTGCTCGCGGGGCGTGAGAACTCGGTCTATGGTAAGTGTGGTCATTTTGGTAGAACTCGCTCGGAGCGGTCATGGCAACCCAACCGCCCCGAGCGCCGCGTTCCCCTGCGCCGCCATGCCAACAGCGCGGGGAACTGTTTGTGGTTAGCCTTCGGCTACGACAAAGCTGCCTGCCGCGCCTGCCACAACGTCAATGGGAGCGCCGTCACCTGTGATGGTCGCCGTGGTGCCGTCGTCCTGCGGCACGTTGTCGGCGGTCACCGTAGGAACTGCACCCGTCACTAGTACGGGCGGGTCGCTGGGAGCCGCAATGGCCGTAAGGCCGCTGGGATCGTTCGCGAGGTCCACCGTGATTACCACGCCGGGGTCCGAGCTCTTCCAGTTGGCAACAATGCCAGCGGCGGGCAGCTTGGTGGCCAAGCCCTTTTTGTCTAACGGAGTCGCCGTCAGTTTCGCCGTGCCGTTATCCAACAGTTGAAAATCCACGCTTGCTTTCCGTACTGTGCTCATACTTCCTCCTGTGATCGCGACGGCAAATTTTACCGCTGGCTGGGGGATTTCTGCCTGTATCAGCCGCGCCAGTTGCAACTGCATCAGTTTTACAGCGGCTACAAGCGTATCAATCTTGATACTTTGTTTCCGCAGCAATTCTAGAATCTTATCGTCGTCGCGCCAACCTGTTTTTGGTACTTCGCGTTCATCCACACTGCACAACCTTTCGAATGCGGCGGCTGGTTTTGGCATCCCCCGTGGACCACAATACCCACGCCGCCGCACTCTCCGCGACTTCCCCCATTAGGCTTGGCTCGTAGAATCGGGAATGGAGCGCCCAACAGGGGAAACTTCAAACTCACGGCACCAGCCCGTAGGCCGGACCAATTTCAAACCATCGACGGTTTCGGGCACGCGGGGGTCGCGCTGCGTTTCAGCGTTGGCGCAAACACCCGCCTCGTAGTACTCGCACGCACTGCAGCGCATCGCACCTTCCACAACTGGTTTGTACTGCACATCCGTGGGTGGCAGGTAGGGGCGCATTGTAGCGCCGGGCTGCGCCAGCCAAGCCCGCAAGCCCTGCTCGTCTAAGGCTGCGCCCGTGTAACCGCGCAGCGTGCCATCTGTCATCTTGCCGTAATAGGCGCGGAACGCGGCCAGCGCAGCTTCGCGGTCTTTGTAACCGAGCATGATCTTGTGCTCATCAAACTTGCCCGACTCCTTTTCGTAGACGTCAATTATGAAGATGCGGCCTGTGGCCGCGTCCGGCCCCACAAAGCAATCAATGCCCGCGCCGTCTGCGCCTTGGTTGTTGCGCAGGTAACCGTAGTCGGCGGGCAACGAAATCCCGTAACGTACTTCGCCCTTGACGTGCTCGATCACCACGGGCAGGTTCATTACTTTGCGGTCGCCCAGCATGGCATCCTTGGCCTTACGGCGTTTGTCTTTGCCCTTGCCCTTTTTGCCTTCCGGCTCGGGCGGCTCGTCACTGCGGTCCTGCTCGCGTTCGGCGTGCTCCATGCCCTGCTGTTGCTGGGCCAGTGCTACGGCTTCCGCAGCGCCGGGCGGTGGGGCCAGCTTGGCGTTTTCAATGTCCTCGTCGCTAATATTGGTAAAGATGCCCGTGGTCCGGCTGCTTTGTCTCAACTCCTTCAACGCCGTTTCCTTGCTGGTAATTCCGGCTTGGTCAGCCTGCACTACAGCGTTAGTAATCTGTGCGGCCAAAGCGGCCTTTTCGGTGCTGTTCAAAATCCACAGCGGCTTGAACTCTACTGCAAAGCTGTCATTCAGCTTGATACCCGCGCTGGCTGCAATAGCGCGGTAGATGCGCGTCACGGGCGTCAGCAAATGACGATTCTGTTGTTGCGTAATGCCGTCGTAGTACATCCGCAGGTCTGACTCCCCGGTAGCGTTCAAACCTGCGGGTGACTGGCCAAACAAGCGTACTAAGGGAATTTGGAGCGCCCCACTTAGCTGCTGGCCAAACTGGAGTAGTGCATCACTCAACCCTGCAAACGCACCATGCGCCTGTGCTTGAAAATCGTCAGCGCTATCCAAGAGCGTCATGCCTTCAATGCCCTGGAAGCGCGTCATCATCTGCACGTATTTGATCAAGCCCGCTTCCGCCGGGCCGCCCGCACTGATGATATCTCGCAGCTTGTCGATTTTGTATGTACGAATGTACGCCTTGTACACCAGCTGCGCCGCGCCTGTCGTAGCCGAATCGAATGCAATCATGCGATCGTACAAGCGTTCAAGAACCGAGATGCCCCAAAAGTTTTCCTGCAACCGCTGCCAATACGGCAGGCGTACACCCTCTAGCCGCAGGCAGCGGCTGTAGTGGATGTTCATACGGCGCAGCGCCGGAGCGTCGGCTACCACGCGGTAATACTTCGGCAGGCCCATGTCAGGACCGGGTTCAGTGACGAGATTCTCCATGCTGGGCTCGACCATCCAACGATCGAGAACCATAACGCCCCGGAATTGGTCTTTTGCAATGGTATCCAAGCGCAACGGCGTGCTCGCATCTTGACCGTCAATCAAGAGGACGCCGAGGCAACCGCCGTATAGGCGCGACCACTTCACGACCTCGTTGATACTGCCCCAAATGTCGTAGGTGGTAGCCATGCGCTGCAGTTCTTCCACTTGTTTCGGTTCGAGGTCGCCTTTGAGTTCCACGCCCTGCTTGGTCATGTCGTCGGCAACTACGTCAATGGCAATGCCTCCGAGCCACGAGCCCCGGTGAATCCATTCGAGCAGCGTACGAATGCGCGTGATGGGGTTGTAACCGTAGCCCGCGCCGCTACTGACGTTATCTGTGCCGACGCCTAGCTTCGCGGCGAAATTCTGGAAGCTGTCCAGAGTTTGCTTCGTCGCCTTGGCACGCGCCTTCGCGTCCTGCGTGGTAACACGCTGGGCGACACGGACGACACTGACTGGTTTTTGTTTGGACATGGCTATTTGTTTTGGAGCGTGAAATGGTGCGCTTCAAACTGACGTGCGGGCCGCGAACCTTGCGCCGGGCGTTCTACCGTGGCTTGCCGAATATGCGTGAAAGCGCCTTCGTATTCCGTTCCGCCATCTTGACAGTGAATCCGCTGAAGCCGTTGAAGCCATCGTGCGTGCCGCATACGAGCGGCTTCGCAAGGCGGAAGGCTGATCACAAAACCGAAGGCAAACCTCAGCCTGGTTAGCACTTGAGTTGCCAGTGACGACTCTCCGCCGCCAGCATACGGCGTTCCTGTACGACCTTGACAATTTCCGGAATCACTTCATCGTTCATCGCGCGCTGAAAGTCAGCGAGGGCCGTCGGGTCGACAGGCGTGAGGCCTTCGATTGCCTCGAAAACGTCCCCTTCTTTCTTCTCGTAGTCCATACCTCGCTCCTTTCGTGATCGGTAACTTACTTTGTCTGAGTGGGTCGAAGATTCTGCTCCATGCGCGTGAACCCTGCGTGTCCCATGTCCGCCAGTTGCAATCCTCGGATGCCAGCCTGCAGATCCGTGCTGACCGTGCGGCGATTGAAGACAAGAGCCTTCGCACCGGAATGTATTAACCAAAGCGGCATAGGTTCGCGCAAACTTGCGGTGGCGTCAATGACAGCTCTGGCAGCGACCTGGTCCACAGCCCACTGCGCTTCCGTAGCGAACTCCACAATCCACACAAACTGCGCGTACGGAAGCGTCATGATTGTAGCCAGAAGTTTTGGATCGAATTCGGATTCCCGTTGCCTGACGAAGTGCCGCAGAGCGGAGCCCGTAGTGATGAAGTAACGGATGATCGTCTGGTCCTGCGGGGGAAGACCAACAACGGCGCCGAGCTTGAAAAGAGTTGGAGCCAGCCTGTCAACCGCATCCGCAGGATAGAAGACCTTCTCCGGCAAAGCTACTATGAACGCGTCGATATCTTCGGAGGAGTAGGGCGTTCCGCCAGCGACCAGTACCGGAATATAAGGAAGATGGTTGTCATCGACAAAGGCAAGTGCCTGGATTTCATCCCATGCGTACCGCATGCCGGGAATCGCCGTATTGACAGGTGTGCGCCAGTCATATCCCACAACCGCGACGGCGTGACCATGTTTATGCATCGCGGCGAACAGCGGAAACCCGGATTCCACATACGCGCTCAGTTGCCGGTAAAACGATGGGTCGCTCGATTTTGTATTATCCCGGGTTACATGTACTGGGAATGTACCTGCCTCCTGAAACACGCGCTCCGCATGGGATACTTCCAGCCCCTTGGAGGGTATTAACCCGCCGGGGTCGAACTGGTGCGCCATCAGTGTGATGTCATGAGTGAGGAATTCGCGATACATGTTGTAACGCTCGCTATAGTGTCGAAGAATCGACCAGCAAGCCGCGTGCGCGCATACCGAGATGTCAATGTGCTGGTCCATCGACGGGAATCCCTCGATGAACAACTTGTAACCGAGCAGGTGAACCTTGTGCCGCGCGGTAATGATATAGCGGCTTGCACCACTTCGCACATCCGGGGAAACGATACTGCGTCCGATCGTGGCGATCCCGGTCGGCCGGAGCACCACAAACCCGAAATAGTGATCGCTGAGCTGCCTCGCGCCCTCCGGGCAATTCAGCTTGAGGGCGTTTTCGTCGAACGTGACCGTTCCGTCGAAGAAATGCAAACGCACGCAGTCGGCGCGATAGCGCTGACCTTTCTTGGCATAGAAATTATAGTAAGTGCTTCGATAGTCCTTATCGACATAGTTCCGTTCGATTAGCACGCCTTTCACTGCACTCGAGATCCCGCCCGCCAGCTTCTTCGCTACACGCCCTGGGCCGTATTCGGTAGAAAGCTCCGTTTCCAGCTTCGTGAGATCGTTGCTCGAATTCAGTGAAATCCAGGTGTACATCTAATTTCTTCCTTTATTGCGAATGCGCCGCACGCCAAAGTAAGTGGTCGAGTCGAGCCATGTCCCCGATAGTTTCGTGAACCGGGTCTGCTTTCCGATGTTCTCGAATTTGTTCGTAACTAGCAATCAGTTGGGTGCCCCGCTCAACCTTAGCCTTCGTCGTCGTTTAGTGGTTCATTATCGAGATTTCCGATTATTACTTTTTTCGCGTCATTCCAGAACTCGATCCAAACCCGCATCCACTCCCGCAACGTCGGGGCCCAATCCAGCAACTCGACTCTCACCCAAGCGCTCAGCTTGTAGGTCGCCATTTTACCTCTCAAAACCATCCAGTCTACCTCAACGCTGCGAAACCTGCCCCAGTGCTGGAAACCGCTCTGGTCCGGTCTGCAATAACTCGTAGCATTGTAGGGAAGCTACAGTCTAGCTGGTCTTGAAAGACGAATCCACACTGCGCCAGCATGGACCAAGTCGCCCCGTCACGAGAGGTGGTGCTATGGGATGAAGTCGCCGACTTGTCAGCCGGTTGAACACTGCAAGATTTCGATTTTCCGATTCGATCTTGTGCAGGGAGAGGGTCGGTTCTTGAGCGTCTACAATCGAGACGCACTCGCCAGCTACCATTCCGCCCACAGCGTTGGTGCAAACGTCGCCAGGTGGTCGAGGCATGTGTTTGAAATGAAACGCCTTGATTCTGAGTGCGCTGACTAGGCCCTCTGTGCTCAAGCCAGGGTCTCAAAGCTGGGTCCCTTCGATTGTGGCTGTTCTTGGGCCGGGTCGAAGAGGGAGTTCTCACCGCGCGTGAGAATGAATTTCATCTGCCGCAGGCCTCGCAGGGTTAGGTTGCAGATTGTTTAGGAGTCGCATGCATTCATCTAGAAAGCACTCGGCATCCGCACCGAACGCGCCAACGGAAGCGAATTCGTCAAACGCTGCGTTATACGTCGCGACATCGCGCTCATCCAGAGTTGAGACTTCGCCAGTTAGGGTTTCCACTATCGCGGTGGAAGAATCGAACACGACAAAACTACTTGCAGGAATACAAGATAACTTCATCCGGTTTGAAACAAAACCAATCTTTATATTTGGGAGTTCGAAAAGGAACCGAATCTTGTTGAGCTGACGAGTCACGATACTCGGGTCACAGAATCTTGATAGCGCTGCGGACTCCATAATCAAAAATTCGAATTGTCGGCCCGATTCATATAGGATGTTTTGACGCTGCATCCTAAGCCCAACGGCGGCTTCCACGTCCGGCTGGTCTGTCACGTTCGAAAGGTTCAGCGTACGGCGTGCATACTCCGCAGTTTGCAGCAGCCCGGGCACGGCGGCAAGTTGGAAAGATCGAATGCGGCGTGATCGGCTCTCGATCTGCGCCACTTCGATTTGTTTTGCGCCAAGGCCCTTACGATGACCAAAACGCCAGGAGATAAATTC